CAAGGAATGGACTATTGCCAAGATGGAAGAAGCGGCGGCGACCAACTACCGTCGCCAGATCGAAGACAAGTTAGTCAAGCATTTCAAAGTACCGGAATCATTTGAAGGTACGCAGAACCGCGAGGTTGGCCAGTACGTTGTTAAGGTTGAAGGCCGCATGAACCGCAAGGTAAGTGCTGACAAGTTGCAAGAGTTGGCGGCTGCTTACGGACTTGAAGAGCATTTGAATAGTTTATTTCGCTGGAAACCTGAGATTGCTGCGGCAGCTTGGAAAGCAGCAGATGAAAGCATTACCAAACCCTTGTTGGGAGCCATTACCACAACGCCTGGCCGCCCAACATTTACGATAACCATGATAGGAGAAGAATAATGGCTTTTTTAGACCAAACCTTTGAAGCAGATGCAATGCCAGTTAGCGACAAATCCTACGAGCCGCTTCCAGCCGGTTGGTACACGGCCAGCATTACTGGTGCGGAATTGAAAAACACCAAAGCAGGAACCGGCCAGTACATTGCGATCCGCTACGACATCATTGGGCCAACGCATCAGGGGAGAATTGTTTTTGGCAACCTGAACATTCGCAACCCTAACCCAAAGGCCGAGGAAATTGGCCGCCAGCAATTGGGCGAGGTTATGCGCGCTATTGGCATCGCAAAGGTGCAGGATACGGATGAATTGATCGGTGGCCAACTGTCGATTAAGGTTGATATTCGCAGCTCTGAGCAGTACGGCGACCAAAACGAAGTCAAAGGTTTTAAAGCCATTGCTGGATCGACGCCACCCGCACCAGTAGCAAAGGCTGCGGCAACCGGTAAGGCTGCGCCACCTTGGCAAAAGAAGTAATAAAAAAAGGGCAGGGTTTGACCCCTGCCCAACTAGTCCACACGAAGGAGAATCGGAATCATGAAAATTCCAGAGCCAGAATACAGCATTGCCAACCTGATTGACAAGCACCACGAAAGCCGTCAGGAGCCGCCACGGCCACACTTGGGGGCATCCACCTTGGGTCATCCTTGCGACCGCTGGCTGTGGCTGTCGTTTCGTTGGGCAGTCCAGCAAACTTTTGACGGTCGAATTTTGCGCGTATTTCGTCGCGGTAATCTGGAGGAAGCTCAGATCGTCTCCGACCTTCGTGCCATTGGCATCGACATTCAGCGCACGACCGGAAACCAATCCAGAGTTGATTTTGGCTCTCACGTATCGGGAAGTTTGGACGGCGTAATCAAATCTGGTGTGCCAGGCGCACCAAAGACTGAGCATGTCGCCGAATTCAAAACCCATAGCTTGAAATCGTTTAACGATGTGGAAAAGAAGGGCGTCGAAGAATCCAAGCCAGAGCATTTTGTACAAATGCAGGTTTACATGGCTGGCACTGAAATTGATCGCGCCCTGTACGTGGCCGTTTGCAAGGATGATGACCGCATCTATACCGAGCGCGTCAAGTTTGATAAGGACGTCGCCGAGAAAGCGATTGCGCGAGGAAAGCGCATTGCTTTGGCTGATCGTATGCCAGAACCATTGTCCGCTGATCCAACGTGGTATCAGTGCAAATGGTGTCCAGCTTATGATTTTTGTTTCGAGTCCAAGATCACCAAACACGCCAATTGCAGAACGTGCGCCAATAGCACAGCTTTAGAGAATTCAACATGGCGGTGCGAGCGCCATGACGCTGACGATATACCAACCGAATGGCAGCGCGAAGGTTGCGATTCGCACGTACTGCACCCCGATCTAGTGCCGTACCAGCGCAAGGAAAGCGACAACGAATGGCAAGCCATTTATGTAATCAATGGCAAGGATGTGATTAACGGTGAGCCTGATACCAATGTTTTTGGCTCAAAGGAAATACTGGCCAATCCATCGGTGTGCGCCAACCCTGACGAGTTTGCGACAGAGTTTCGTCGTGAGTTTAATGCGAGGGTGGTTGGTTAAGTTTATGGGGGAAAGTGAAACTAGGCATAGTGAAGCGGAGATACTTTGTTTTGTCTAGCGACATGAGTACCCCACCTTTCTACAGAAAAATAACACCCCATTTATTTCTATATGAAGATTCTTATAGCTTGTGAATATTCTGGCGCAGTCAGAGATGCTTTTATTAAAAAAGGTCATGAAGTTATGTCGTGCGACATTTTGCCTACGGAAGCGCCTGGGCCTCATTATGAAGGAAATATTTTTGACATTCTTGATAATGATTGGGATTTAATGGTTGCTTTTCCACCATGCACCCATTTGGCTGTTAGTGGCGCAAAGCATTTTGCACAAAAGCGCGCAGATGGCAGACAACAACAAGGCATAGATTTTTTCTTAGCGATTGCTAATGCAAACATTCCAAAAATAGCGGTAGAAAATCCTGTAGGAATTATGAGTAGTTTTTATCGCAAGCCAGACCAAATAATTCAGCCGTGGCAATTCGGTGATATGGCACAAAAAACAACTTGTTTGTGGCTTAAAAATTTACCTAAGTTATCGCCAACTAATATTGTTGATAAAGGTGAGTTTTATATTTCTCCTACAGGTAAGAAATTGCCAAAGTGGTATTCGGATAATAAATCAGCAAAAGTTAGAAGCAAAACCTTTCAAGGCATCGCCAACGCAATGGCTGAACAATGGGGAGTTATTTAATGCTCCGTGACTATCAAACCCGAACCATCACCCAACTATACGATTGGCTTGGAAAAAACAAAGGCAATCCTTGTTTGGTGCTGCCAACCGGCTCAGGCAAGAGCCACATCGTTGCAGCACTTTGCAAGGATGCGGTTCAGAAATGGCCAGAAACAAAAATCCTGATGCTGACGCACGTTAAAGAATTGATCGAGCAAAACGCCGAGAAGATGAGACAGCATTGGCTGGGTGCGCCCTTGGGCATTTACTCAGCAGGTATTGGTAAGCGCGATTTAGGTGAGCCGATAACCTTCGCTGGCATTCAATCGGTGCGCACTAAATCGGCACTGCTTGGCCATATTGATCTGGTGATTGTGGATGAGTGCCATTTGATTAGTCATAAAAACGAAGGTGGCTACCGCACGTTGTTGGATGAATTGAAGGTCATCAATCCAGAGCTGCGAGTCATTGGTTTAACGGCCACGCCGTACCGCCTTGGCCACGGTCTTATCACCGACAAGCCAGCAATCTTTGATGATCTGATTGAGCCAGTAAGCATTGAAGAGTTGATCTACAAAAGGCATCTAGCCACACTTCGCTCAAAGACCACCACAACCAAGTTAGACACTAGCGACGTTAAAAAACGTGGCGGTGAGTTTATTGAATCCGAACTGCAAAAAGCAGTCGATACAAGAAAGAATAATGAAAGCGTTGTGGCCGAAGTAATTCGTTTGGCTGGCGATAGAAAGTCGTGGCTATTCTTTTGCGCGGGTATCAATCACGCGAAAAACGTATCTATTGCGTTGCGCGACCAAGGAATCAAGTCGGCCTGTATAACTGGCGAAACGCCAAAGTCAGATCGTGAACGAATCATTCATGAATTTAAAACAGGGAAAATAAGGGCGCTAACAAATGCTAATGTTCTTACTACTGGTTTTGATGCTCCTAATATTGATCTGATTGCCATGCTGCGCCCAACCATGAGCGCGAGTTTGTATGTACAAATGGCCGGTCGTGGCATGCGGATTAAAGATCACATCGACCATTGCCTAGTGTTAGATTTTGCGGGTGTGGTCGAGACGCATGGCCCGATCACCAACGTGCAGCCACCCAATAAAGCAGGGACAGGGAACGGTGAGATGCCGGTCAAGGTTTGCACAAGCTGCCATGAACTATGCGCCATATCAATCAAAGTATGCCCATCCTGCGGCCATGAATTCCCGCCGTCCGTGCCAAAGCCATTGGCGCTACGTCACGACGATATTATGGGCATGGATGCCAAAGACATGATTATTACTGGCTGGAATTGGCGAAAGCACATCAGCAACGCTAGCGGTAAAGAAATGCTGGCAGTCAGCTATTATTCAAAGAATTTGTCCGACCCATCAATTACCGAGTACCTGCCACTTCGCCACGATGGTTATGCTGGCGACAAAGCGGTCAGAGAGTTAGCCAAGATGGCCAATGCGTCGGGTGTCGGTAGCCGTGAATTGTTTGCAGTCGGTGTAACTAAGCTAGACCAGATTGCTACGTACATGAATCATGGCAAGCCACCGACCACCATTGCATACAAAAAAGAAGGTAAGTTTTATCGCGTCTTATCAAGGAAATGGAATGACTGAACGAATCCCAACTGAACACGAAGAGCAACGAGAAGTCGTTAAATGGTTTCGCCAGACATACAAAGAAGTGCGCATTTTTGCCATTGCTAACGGCGAGAAACGATCTATCACGGTGGCCGCACGATTAAAAGTTGAAGGAGTTAGTCCAGGCGTTCCAGATCTATACGCACCAGAGTGGAAACTGTGGATTGAAATGAAGCGCATCAAAGGCGGTACGGTTAGCCCACAACAGAAAGATTGGCACGTTTACCTGCGCAGCATTGGCGACACGGTATTGGTGTGCAAAGGCGCTGAAGAAGCAAAAGAGCAAATAATAAAATTTAGGGAGGGGACATGAATCACAAACTTTTAAGAATGTTAAACGAAGCAGGATTTGAATTCACGCCAGACATTATGGCCAAACTGCCAGCGTTTGAAAATTTAGTTTGGTTGGAGCGTGAAGAGTGTGCAAAGGTATGTGATGCTGAATGCAACCCTACGCCGAATGAAGGCAATATTACAACGTACCAATCAGGTGGTTACATCATGGCAGAGTATTTAGCTTCCGCTATTCGCGCAAGGGGGCAGCATGGAGACTAAATTCTGCACCAGTTGCCAAAGCACTCGCGACTTAGCTGGCGGCGAGTTTCGCAAAACCAGAGCAAGCGGTCGCTGGATTTGCGCGCCGTGTTTAGCGCATAAGACCGAAAGTATTTATATGAATCGGTCGGGTAAAGTTTCTGATGTAAGAGCCATTATGAAAAAACTATACGCGAGGGTGGCATGAGCGAACACAAACACGCAAAACTAATCAAAGCATGGGCTGATGGCGCAAAGATTCAGAAATTCTCAAAGCGCAATCAAGCGTGGGAAGACAGCGACAATCCCTCATGGAGCGAAGAAACGGAATACCGTTTGCGCGTTAAGCCAGACTATGCGATTGAGTTAAACGCGCACATATTGAACGGTGAATTGTTTATTGATGTCGGCGCAAAATTCCCCAACCTTTCATTGGTGTTTGATGCCAAAACCAATGAATTGAAAAGTGCTGATCTTATTC